ATCTTCACATGATAATATGGTGAATAAACTTTCTGCATCAAATATTCAAATATTTCAACAAATTCTTCTGTCATAAAAAGTTGGTATCTTATTCATGTAAAAGAAAGGACGAATTCTCGTCCTTTCTCGTGCCTAAAGATACAAAACATTTATTGTCAATCCCACGAAATTTCAAGACTTAGCGTCTCTTCTTTATTATGTGTTACCGGCTTATAACGAGATTGAGTCATTAAATCTCGTTCAGCAACATTATTGTAATCTTCAATAGCTTTCTTTTTATCAACGCTTCTCGATATCCATAAACCAATCATTTGTCCAGGTTCCATATTACCAATGGTAACTTTATCGTCTTCTGTAGCATCATATAATTGAGTATTAAATGGTGCACTATATATACTTGGTACCGATTCCATATATTGAGAACCATCTTCATTCTGATTCAAAAGCGTTGCACCTATTTTACAAGAACAATATGCATCTTCAGGAATGACAAACCATAATTGAACATTCTGAATAATTTTATCACTCTCATTTTTCAATATAATTGCACGATACTCTGTCTTAGCATCTTTAACTGTTCTCAGACTCAATTCATCAAATAAATTACCGAATACATCATTAGGAACTTTTGTAGATGATACATAACCTCCCAACGAATTCATTGGTTTAGATTGAGTTGCAAGATATTCTGAGCTTACTGTGTAAAACAATTGCATAATTCTTAAGATTTAGATTTTGGAAAATTAGCAAGTGACCAAAACTCTGATTTAACTGTATTATCAATAGATACTGTTCCTCCATTATTTCTTACACGAGCTAAATAAAACTCATTCGAAGATTTTGTAGGTGGTTGCTCTAATGTCACTTCTTGAACAAGACTGAATGTATAATAATCATATGTATAGAGACCTTCAAGTTGTTTATCTGTAAACACTTTTCCTAACGGAATTGTACCAAGAATAATCACCTGAAGATTTGATTCTGCCACAAAATCTGATTCAGATGTCAAAACCAAGTTTTTATTATCAATCACGTTTACAATTTCATATACTCCATTATTCAATGGTTGAGAACCATCATCTTTCATAAATCTGATTGCTACCGGAGTCTTACCCGATTGACCTCTTACTTTACCAGAAAAATCAACTGTACCAGTTACAACTCCTTTTTGATTTATGCTCACAAGTCCATTTTCATAGTTTTTAGTAGAATAACCTACTTTTAACCAATAATAAACACTATCAGATGGTACAGTAAGATTATCGTAAATACTTGTTAGATTAATAACTTGACCTAACGCATTTACAGCCATGCCTGGAAGAATCTTGATTGTACCACCTTGAGTTCCTACTTCAACTTCAAAAACTTTATTATCAATAAAATCATCATTTGTGACAAAATCAGGGTCAAATTTCTTAGGATTGTTTGTCACTATACCGAATGTGTAACTTCCGGCAATTAGAATCTTTCCAAGCAGGGAATTCTGTAGGAAAGACTGCATGTTCATCACTTCTTCCTTTTCTAAAAAAGTGTTTCTATTAACATTTATCTGAGACATAATATCTATAAATTTATATTTACAAAATTAGAACCATTCTGGATAAGTACTAATATATTGGTCGTAACCATTCATCTTTGTACATCCTCTGAAACATCCGCTTTTGGATATACTGTCAACATCCGGGAAACCGAATTGATATAGTTGGAATATTCTCTTAAAATAATAAAACAGAGGCATATAAGCTGACGGCAATTTTACTTCGGCTACTATACAATCCCATCTCGGTTGAGACGTCATATTTGAACAACCACTGAATGTACTCGTGCAACTGTCTATATGTTTCAGTACCCCCGATTCTATATAACTATTATCAGTTCCCGTAGGCCTAGCTTTATTCACAGTTACATCACCGAAAGCATATTCTGCCGATTGTAAATTACTGCACCCTTCAAACATGCTATTGATATTCACTGTCACCGAATGTTCGGGCGGTGTGATAGGACTGCCCTGCGAGCCTGCCGTCCTCAGATTCCTACAACCGCTGAAGCAATGTGCATAAGATTCGCAATAGGGAGAATCAGAGAATAAAGATGATGTTATCGTAGTCAAGCCGCTATTCTGGAACATACCGGATGCGTTCCTGATATCAGGAATTGTCACACCACTTACATTCAGCAAGCTTGTACAACCATAGAATGTTTCATTACATTGTGTACCTCCATTCGTCGTATAATTGAATGCACCTGAACTTACACTTGACAGATTGGTACATTTATAAAACGCCTGTCCCAAAAACAATTCACCTACGGTCCCGGAAAACATATTGTTCGGCAACGACGATACACCCGAAGCATCACAAAAACCGTATGCGTTTATTGTCTCTCCCGAAAGATATTTGAACGTTATTCTGCACGGTGATTGCAAATTAGAACAACTGGAAAACATGTATATACATGTTTTTATATTCGTCGCCCCAATATCATTACTTATACTTGACATCCCGCTGCATCCAGTAAACATGTAGTTAAGAGATGTTCCACTACTTGAAGTCCTTAATTGTCCATTTACTGAAGATATACTCTCACATCCGTAGAAACAATAGGAATAATCGTTTATCAAATTGCCTCCAAGCACACTTGATAAGTTCACTGAGCCACTCAATCCACTATTTCTATATGTACTCACAAACGTACCACTTGTCACAAATTCAAATAATCCTGCCGGAACACTTTTTAAACTACTACATCCATAAAAGAATGAATCTGCTGAACCACTCATAAGACTTGTAGTCCAACTTACAACAGATTGAAGACTGCTACAATTTTTAAATGCTCCTTTATTCCATGATGTTCTTACATCTTCAATAAACCATTTTATTACTTTTGTCAAACAGTTCTGAAAACTTGAAAATCCATCTGCACTCCATGATAAATTAGCTGACATTCCATTAAAGTCAAACAATATTATTTTCGTTCCTCCTGAACTATAGGTGTGTGAACTTGTTCCTAATGTCTGGTTACCATCTCCCCATTTGACACGTAAATTGTTAAGTCCCATTGAAGATGTATTTAACACTGGCAACGTCAGACTTGTACCATTTGATACACTTACTTCCAGTACTGCACCATCTTCCATGATAATGTTTATGGTTTTACTGAATTCTTCTGGTCCTACAAAATAACTTCCGCTTTCTGTAAAGTAATTCTGACTTGTTGCTACCCACGCATAAGTATCGTTACATGGTACTAACCATGATAATGTACCTGAAGAACTTGTTACACCAGAACTTACATTATCTTCTACTGTTACTCCTGAAATAGGTGTACCAGTCTTTGTTCGTACGTTATAAGTAACTTGACACTTATTCCTTACCATCACGACATTCACATAGACGTCGTCGTTACTTATACTTGCCGAACCATTCTGACTTTGATATCCAGCTTTTGATGCTTGCCAACTAAAACTCTGTGGAGGTACATATGGACCAAATACTGCTCGTCCTGCACCATCTGTATTTTTCGTATAACTACCAAGAGTAATACGTACATCTCTTATAGAAATTCCTTTCTCATCTACTACATCGAAAATGACCTTATAAGTGTTGACTCCAAGAACTATCGTTGCACTCGTATTATATTCCCCTACTGATATGAATGTACTATTCTCATTGTATTGAGGTAATTTACTTGCTGTTGCTGTACCTGAATCACCTGCCTCTACATTGAAAGTTGTGTGTCCTTGACTGTCTGAATATTGTGTCATTCCTCGAAACGATACTTGTGCTCCACTTACTGCTCTTTGTGAACTATCTACAACCTTTATTGTTACATCAACTCTCTTAATTGTAAAATTAATAGGAACTCTTACATCTGAATTGTATATAGAGAATGAATTTACTACATCGTAACAATAATGATATTTTGCCACATAATCGTATGTACCAGAAAATAATTGTGTAGATACGAGACCTAATTCGTTCGTTGTCAACTTTTCACTTTGTCCTACAATCTCGATTGTTGCTCCAGAAGCTTGTGCACTTCCTATAGTAGCTGCAAACGTCACATTAAACGGTACTGCTGCTTTTTCTGCCATCTTTATAGTATATTCATTATTTCCAGCTACAATATTAACATTTCCTTTTGCATTATTGTAATCTGGTTGAGAAGCAGTCCATTCCCATACACCTAACTCAAGCGTCCAATTCCCTGCAATACCATTAGCATTAGAATACTTTGTCTCACCATTGATTGTCACTATTGCATTCTGTATAGGAGCTTCTGTTGTAACGTCAACTACTGTCACTATCAAA